CGCCAACACCCGCTGCAAAGTATTCCCCACCATGATTGGTCTCCCAACGTCCTTTTGCCTTACTATCTTCTCTCAGTGTAACATCTCCAAAGATTTGTTTATACTCCTTGGTATTCATTAAATTTCTAACTTTGCTACCGAACCTTGAAGCAAGTTCAGCATTATGAGATACCTGCATAATTTTCATTTTAGGATTCCTACCAATCATCCATGCCGGGAAAAGGTAAGATGCAAATTCAGATTTAGTATGTCTTGGTGGCATATTAATGATGAGCCTCTTTTCATCACCTGCTGCAATATTTTGAAATTCATTTGCAATTATTTGATGGTGCCCATAGTTTTTTGGGTCCTTTGTTTTTCTGTAAATAAAATCTTGCCAAACAGCAGTTGCAAAAATTAAAAAATTATCCTGGCATAACTTGATCCACTCCAACTGCTTTTTAAAAATAAGATCTTTTAATTCATCTTCTGTAAGGTGCTCTACATTCATACCGTTTGGGACCCTAGTATATTTGTATATCCTACTTTGTAAACCTCTTTGTCGGTTTTGCACCAGTCCAGCAACGCAAAATCCAGTCTTGTAAAACGGTGTCGAAGTCGTTTGGAATTATGAGCCTTGTATAGAATAGATACACCAATAGCCCTAACGGGCTATTGGTTTTTAGTTATAACTTATGTCTGCTCAGTAGTGTGTAAAGCTTGTACCAATGTGCTAAACTTCTTTAGTACATTGTCTTTAAACTCGTCCACAACAGGGTTGCCAATGTTTTCAAGTATGTGTTTCTCACACTCGCCCATTAACAGTTGAAACATAATCTCATAATTGAGTTGTTTCTTAGTACCCTTATCAATAACCATGTCTGCTAATGATGTGGGTGTATTAGAGTTTAATCGTTCACTTAATACATTCGCAATATTAATTAAATCATTATTGGGCATTGTTATCCCCTATTGCTTTGTATTCACTATATTCAATCTCAGTAGTGAATTTATTAAATAAATCATTATGAGCAATTTTAAAGTTTGCTGTTTCAAACTTTTTTCTCTTACGATTTATTTTTTGTAATCCAAAACTATTGCCATTGTCATCTTGTACAATGATTAAGTTTTGATTTGTTCTATCAAAGCAATCCACAACATTTTGTTTCATTGTGTCTAACTCTTTAGATAGTCTATTTGCTTTTAGCTTTAATTGAGCATAAGCAAGAATAACTTTTTTTTCTTCCTGCTTTAGCTTTTTTACTGCGTTTGGCATTTTTACCTCTTTGTTAAGTTATGTATTCTTATGAATACCCCCTCGTCTTATCAAATCCCACTATTATTGCAATAGTTAATTTAACTTTTTTTTATCATATATTTTAATCTTAGGCTCAACCTCAAGTTGTGCTGATACACCAAATAATTCTTCCATCTTTTCCACAACCTTTTTCATTTCTTTAATATGCTCGTCTTGTCTTTTCTGACCTGCACGAGGCGAGGCATTATTCTTTTTTTTCATCTTCTAACTCCGTTATATAATCATCAAGTTCATTGCTAACCCTAGATGGTATATCTGTTTTAGTTTCTGTGTACCAAGTGCCGTCTGGTCGTTCCCACTCCAGAACGATTGCCCAAGCTTTAACTTTAGGCGAGGCGACATTTGTCGCCTCGTCCTTAGTTCTCTCACCACGAACAGTCATAGCCAATGTCCTTACCCTTTGCCAACTGCTCACGACACCATTTAACAAACTCTTCATCTTGTGCCTTGTACTCTTTAACGGACTCTTTCTGGAATTGCTGACCCCAAAAGAAACCATCTTCTGCTACACAATTTGGATAACCCTCTTTGCGTTCTTTGTCTAACCGATCAACGAGTTCCTCTGTTATCTTCACACCACCTTGATTACCATTGAAACCCAGATGTGATAAGTCAAACACTCCATCATCTCCGTCAGGAAGTTTGTGCGTCTGCCCTTTGTTTTGTTCTTCATATTCCCCTGCGAAGAACACCTGCAAACGAGAGTGTTTTCGCCAGTAGAAAGTATCGTGGACTTCGCCTTTTGAATCACGAAATCCTGCA